ACAAAAAATTGTATTGGTACCAAATCAATGAAAATCAAAAAACTAATAATGAAATTGAACCGTGCAGAGTTCGAACACAACTTGGAGAAAGCAAAGAAGTTGTGGTTTAAGATTCTAAAGAAGTCTGTAAAGCATAAGCATACAGAGGCCGTTAGATAATATGGTTGTATGAAGTAAATCAAAAAGTATTCTGGACGGGGGTGCAAATCCCCCCAGGTCCACCAAAGATATATTGCACCAATAACGCCACGGGGTTATCTAAGGACTGCAGCCTGAAAAGTACATAGTGAGAAGTACAGATAACAGCAATGTATCTTTGATGGGGGTGCATAGTTTCGACAGGGTAACAAGTAGAGGCATGGACAACTCATCACAGAGAGATGTAAAAAGTAAATCAAAGTAACCGCAAACGACTCACGTTTCGCATTGGCTGCCTAAACGCAGACTAGGGTTCGGTGGATTCCTCGTAACAGAATATCCACCATTAATTTTAATAACAAGGAGTTTGAATGGGAACGATAGTAACAATTGGCCAAACGCCAATTAATGCAACATACACAGCAGTAACTGGTACAACTGGTGGTGCTGGTACAGGTGCTAAATTTGATGTAACAAAAACTAATGGTGTTTATACAACAGTAATCCAAGCCGCAAATCTTGGTGCTGGTTATGCCGTTGGAGATACAGTTATTATTGCTGGCACATCATTGGGTGGAACAGTTGCTAATCCTGATGTGATTGTAGTAACATCAATTGCAACTGGTGGTAAAATCTCCACATTTAGTGCAGCTGGTACAGGTCAGATTGGTAATGGTTTGAATTACACCATCATTGACGTAACTGGTGTAACATCATACAACCTAGGCGACAAGAGTTCCAATTTCACCGTTGTTAATGATACGACAAACAAAAACATTCTAGTGACATCAGCATTGATGACTGCTGTTTCTTATAAACTAGAAGGTGTTAATCGTATTGCATTTACTGATAAATCAACTGCATTTGACATTACTGGTACTGCTGGTGATGTATATGCTTTGTTGAAAGCTGGATTTGGTACAGTAAGTACAACATATGAAGGCATTGGTATCAAATTGGAAGATGCAGGTACAACAAGTGCTCAGATTTCACAAGCAATCGTGACATCTGCACCGTTCATTCTTGCTAATCCAGACATTGCTACATTTGTTAACAATGTATATACTAATGTGATGGGTGTTGCACCAACACCAACACAAGCATCACCATATATTAGTGCTTTGGCAACAGGTTCTACAACTCAGGCAGCTCTATTGAATGCAGCTGCTCATCTCACTACTTTCCAACAAACTATTGGGTTAGTTGGAGTAGCGCCAGCAACAACTGGTGTTCTAGCGGCTTCAGGTATTGATTTCATACCAGCCTAAATTCATTTAAAAAGGAAAAACAAATGAAAAAAGTAATCACAACTCTTGCTCTTGCCGCTTCCGCTTTAGCAGCCAATGCTTTTGAAGTTGGTGTGGAAGGTGTACATGATTATGGTGTTCACAAAAACGGTTATCGTGCAACAACTGAAATCTATGGTGTTGACCTAAGTGCCACACACATGGGTCATTCTTATAACCGTGTTACTGTTGGTAAAGATTTTGATTTGTATAAACTAGGCAACGCCACACTCTCTGCTGGTGCTGCACTTGCATATCAAAACACTTTAGTTAGTAAAGTTCAAAATGGTTACGGTGCTGTTATTGACGCTGACGTAACAATCAAAGTGAATAAGAGAATAGATGCTGTTGTGGGTGTAGAACACTTCACAGGACAAAGCCAAGTTAAATCATTTAACGGCAATGCAGCAACAATCGGACTAAACATCAAGTTCTGATTTTAGGGTTTGGTGGGTACCTCAAAAACCCACCCAATAAACGGGAGAACCAATGAAGTTTCTTTTAATAAGAACTCTAATGGTAATGCTTTCTTTAAGTTTTTTACCATTACTCGCTAATCCACTCACCAACAATCCAATATACGAAATCAGCCAAGAGTTTAACAAACAATTACTCTGTATGGCTAAAAACATTTATTATGAAGCTGGCAAAGAACCTTATGAAGGTAAACTAGCCGTAGCACAGGTGGTTAACAATAGAGTTAATTCTCATTTGTTTCCTAAAACTGTATGTGAAGTCGTATATCAAAAGGTTAACAATACTTACCAATTCTCGTGGGTTGGAGAAAATGTATCTGAAAAGATGAACCCATATGTTTGGGAAGAATCTCTCATGGTCGCTAAGAAATCTCTTACACAGTCTAATATACATGAGTTATTGGCCAAGACTAAGGCCATGTATTTCCATGCCACCTCGGTTGCACCTGATTGGAACCTCAAGAGAGTGACACAAATTGGCAATCATATCTTTTATGCCAAAAAATAACTTGACTTTATGATTTTATGTGATATAATAACAAAATGATTACAAATATGCCAACCAAAACCGAAATAACAGAATTCAGCCTCTTGATTGAAAATATATCATATGAGGAGAATCTGTCTTATATTGATTCTATTGTATACCATTGTGAACAAACTGGTATGGAGATAGAAATCGCCTCCACTCTATTAACTTCAATTCTTAAGGCTAAAATTCGAGAAGAAGCTGAAGAAGTTAATTTATTAAAGAAAACATCAAAGTTACCTATATGAAACCTTTAAGATTTGCTTTTATTGGATCAGGTACTGCTAGTGTTATCAGTATTTGTGCCTTATATCAAAATATCAAAGAAATAACTCAACAGGAAAAATGTTTAATACCTTTTGAAGTTTTTTGTATACATGATCCAGATATAAAAACTTTTCCTGTTGGTGAAGCTTTTGGTCCCGGACAAAGGCAAGTTATGGAAATCGTGTTAGGTTATGACTTAGAAAAAGGTGTCGATTTAGACGAAACGAACAGAAAAGGATCTAAATCATATTGGGAAAAAAATGGCGGGAATAATTTTGAGATTTGGTATCCTGCCGAAGGTATGCATGTTAATGCTGCCAAATTATCTCCTTGGTGTTTAAAAAAATTATCACTCAAAGAAAATTTCAAAGAAATACACGATAATATAATTGAAATAAAACAGTCCAATCATGAAGTGACATTGATTGGAAAAAATAGTGAGTATTCTGGATTTGATTTTGTTTTTGATTGCACCGGATCACCATCAGAAAAAGAATTAAATCCGTCAAAATATAATTTGCCTAAATTTGAATTTGTTAATACAGCACTTTTATATCAAGACTTTAAAAAATATGATGAACCGTATTCGAGCAGTTATGTTCATGAAAATGGATGGATGTTTGGCATACCATTAAAACACAGAAAGACTTACGGTTATTGTTACAATAAAAATATGACAAGTTATGATGATGCGTTGAATAATTTTCAAGACACTTTAAAAAATTATGTGAATATTGAAAATATAAATGTTGATGAAATTAAAAAATTGTCGTGGAAACAATACTACAAAAAAGATTTAGCGGACAATAGAGTATTAACTTTAGGCAATAAACTTTATTTGTTTGATCCTCATATGGGTCTTGCTGCTCATTTTTTCATGGTAGTCGTTAGGAAATTCACAAATAATTTTTTAAAACATCATTTATTTGATAATTTGCCTTTTGAGAACATGATAAACTCTTTGAATACTTGGTACAGAATTAGTATAAAAGAAATTGAAGCTTTGATTGCATTAAATTATGCCACACCAAATAAAATTGATAATCATTATTGGAATGAAATTAGCCCTAAGGCACAAAATATATTGAAAGAGTGTATAACTTTGCAGAAGTGGTTTGCTGATTGTGAAATGGGAGAAAAGGATCAATTTAATTTTCATGCGGATCGACTGATGTTTTTATATTTAAATGGTTATAACGTCAAATTAAAAGATATTTTTTATGAAAAAAATTGCAATAATCGGTAGAGGGACAGCAGGCGTTCTTTCAACCGCACACTTTTCTAGGTATTGTGGCGATTGTGAAATTGAATTATATTATGATTCAAATATAAAACCTCAACCTGTAGGTGAAGGTTCAAATTTAACTTTAAGTAAATATTTGTTTGATATACTAGACTTCAAACATTCAGAATTACCTCTGATTGATGGAACATTCAAGACAGGAGTAAAAAAAATTGGTTGGGGTGAAGGAAAAGATTTTGAACACGAGGCAACTCCGCCTCACATAACATACCATTTCAATGCTGCAGCTTTGCAAGAATACATATTAAATAAATTGAAAGATAAAATTACAATTTATGATAAAAATGTTTCGTCTGATGACATTGATTCAGATTATGTTATGGATTGTTCTGGTACACCTAAAAATTTAGATGAATTTATTATACCAGAATTTATTACAGTGAATTCAGTATATGTCACGCAATGTTATTGGGATTATCCCAGATTCTTACACACACTTAATATCACTAGACCATATGGTTGGGTTTTTGGTATACCTCTGAAGAATAGGTGTGCTATAGGTTATGTTTATAACAACAATATTAACACATTACAAGAGGTGCAAGAAGATGTTAAAAATATTTTTGATGAATATAACTTAATACCTAGTGATAAAAATATTGCATTCAGTTTCAAAAGTTATTATAGGAAAAATAATTTTCAAGGTAGAGTTGTTTATAATGGCAATTCATCATTTTTTCTTGAACCATTAGAGGCAACTGCTATATCTGTTATTGAAAATATTAATCGATATTCTTATGATATATGGTTTGATAACAATTCTATCGTACAAAAAAATAATGACTATAAACATACTTTGCAAAGAATTGAATCAATGATTTTGATGCACTATTATTCAGGTTCACCATATAAAACTGCTTTTTGGCATTTTGCTCAGGATCGAGGCCGTAAGTGTATAGAAAATTCTTTGGAAAAACATCAAGAATTAAAATTGTTAATTGAAAAACCATATTCTGATATTGATCCGAATCTTTTCACTAAAGATAGGATAAAAGGTTATGGACCTGGTTATGGACTTTGGGGTATACACGGTATGCACCTAAATTTTAATAAACTTGGACTCTACGATAAACTCAAAAGAGATTTTAACTTAAACCCTTTAAACTTGGGATATGAATAATGAATGAATATTGTATCGCTTTAACCAGTCGTTATGGCAATTTTATGATGGATAAATTTGATGAGCAACAACCTGCTCATATTCAAACATATGGCATACCACACATTCATCAAGAAATTGATTTTGTTACCAACATAGTAGACAAACTACCTGATGGTTCTGTTTTTGTGGATGTTGGTGGTAATATTGGTTTGTTTTCAATACCTGTGGCCAAAAAATTGGCTGAGAAGAATGGTAAAGTCTATTCGTTTGAGGCACAAAGAATATTTTATTATATGTTGGCTGGCAATGTGGCACTCAACAATTTGACCAACATGTATGCTTATAATCTGGCTGTATCGGACAAAGAAGAATGGTTGCAAATACCATTAGTAGATTACTTCAGTAAGAATGACTTTGGTACTGTTACTTTTAAGGATACACCTTCAGTAGACAACACATTCATTGGTCAAGATAAGGTTAAAACCATTCTATTGGATGACTTAGGATTGGATCGATTGGATATGATGAAGATTGATGTAGAAGGAATGGAAACAAACGTCCTAAATGGTGCCAAGAACTCTATTGCCAAGTTTAGACCTCTTGTTTTTATTGAATACTTCTTAGCTAAACCTGAAGATGGTCTCCAGGAATTCTTCATTGAAAGAGACTACAATATTTTTGTTGCCGACAGGCAAAATTGGTTATGTGTACCTAAGGAAAAGACTACATATATGCCAAAATATTTGACACAGGTTGCTTGACAGGCGCCTAAATATATTATATAATGATACTTCGTGACAATACTCCGTTTATACTCCGTACATACTAGAAAGGTAAAATTATGGATTTCTCTAAATTGAAAACTGGCTCAGGCAACCTCGCCAAACTAAAAGCCAAACTTGATGAACTCAGCGCTTCATCAGAAGGAACCTCCAACAAAGACAACTACTGGAAACCAGAAGTAGATAAAGCTGGTAACGGCTCTGCTGTCATTCGTTTTCTACCAGCATCTCCAACTGATGGTGAAGACGGACTGCCATGGGTTAAAGTGTTCTCTCATGGATTTCAGGGACCTGGTGGTTGGTTAATTGATAACTGTTTGACCACCAACAATCAACAATGTCCTGTATGTGAACACAACAACAAATTGTGGAACTCAGGTATTGAAGCCAATAAGACTGTGGCACGCAATCAGAAACGTAAGCTAAACTACACAGCAAACATCTATGTTGTGTCTGATCCAAAGCATCCTGAGAATGAAGGCAAGGTGTTCTTGTTTAGATTCGGTAAGAAAATCTTTGATAAGATTACTGAAGCAATGAATCCGGCATTTGAAGATGAGACACCTATCAATCCATTTGATATGTGGAAAGGTGCTGACTTCAAACTCCGTATCCGTAAGGTTGCTGGGTACCAAAACTATGATAGTTCTGAGTTTGCATCACCAGCTGCATTGCTTGATGATGACTCTGAATTGGAAAAGATTTGGAAGTCTGAACACTCTCTCAAGGTTCTATTGGATCCAAAAGAGTTCAAGTCTTATGATGACCTCAAAGGCAGACTAGACAAAGTTCTTGGTGATGCACCAGCACCTAAGACTACTGTTGAACAAGCTAAGGCAATGCCTAAGAAACCTGTTGATGAAGAATTGATGTCTGAAGAAGACGATGACTTGGCATATTTTGCTAAGTTAGCCGAGGAATAATCTCCTGACTTTCGTTATGATAATGTGAATTTTATACCCCGCCTAGTGCGGGGTTTTTTATACCAGCCTCAGGTTTTGTTTCTGTACCTTCTGTAATGTTGGATCATCCGTTCTAACAGGTATAGAGGTGTCTAGTACAATATCACTACCTTTTGAACCAGATTTTGCAACAATATTTTTAGAGTTGTCAATATTAATCACTTTTGGTTGAGACTCTTTCATTTGTAAATCAGTATTTTGTGCCATTGCATTTTGTGCTCTCTCACCAATTGGATTTGGTGCTGGTGGTGCCATTGATGCTGTTGATGTTGATGGTGCTGAAGCGGTTGATGTTGATGGTGACATTGAATCACCTGATGGCGCTGAGGCTGGTGCTACTGATGTTGTTGATGTTGCAGCTGGACTAACGGATGATGGTGTTGCAGCTGCAGCTGTTGATGTAGATGTTGCCTGTGTCGTTTTTGGTGTACCATCTGTATTGTATTTTTCTCCGAATTTTTTGTCCCAATTCTCTTGTTCAAGTTTCAATTTACTACCAGCAGGACTTCCAGCATCTATATCTTTTTGTGTTACATTTTTGTGTCTTGCATCACCAGCTTTTGGTCTAGGTGGTTGTTTTGGTAATTTATCATTTGTTGATTTCGGTACAGCAACATCTGGTCCTTCAGCTATTTGTTTAACCATTTTCAAACCACCCATATCAATAATGGCTTGTTTGTTAGATTCGGGATCTTTTAGAAGTTCTTGTGCTCGGGCTTTACTATTTTTAATCACATCGGTCAAATAATCTTTACCGCTTTGTGTAACTTTTCCGTCTTTATCTTTTTGGTCATATACAGCAATATCATTTGCCGAACCATTCTCTAATACAGCAGCGGCCTCTTGTGGAGTCATTGCTTTCATATTTGGTATGTTTTCTTTGACCAACTTTGTTAAAGCATCAGACATTAAACCTGCCAAATATACAGCTAATGTGCCAGCTGCAGCAACACCTAAAATGGCTAAAACATAGGGATTAACCAAAAAACGACCTAGTGTTTTCAATAAATTTTTACCAATAATTTCAGCAAACTCCAATAATGGTTTTAATATTTCTTTCAAAGCATCGATTGCTGTACTTATCGTCTTCTCAATGTTTTTTAACAAATCACCAAGTCCACTAAACAAACCTTTTCCTTTTGGTTTAGTTACTTTTGTTGCCGAACCAGTAACTTTCATGCCAGTTATAGCAGAAAGTAATTCTTTGTGCCATGTTTCTTTTTGTTTTTCTTGTTTATACTTAAAGTTTATATCAAGTTCTCTACGTTTTTCTTCTTCAGTATAATTGGATTTCATTAGGTTGTATAATTTACCTAATACACTAGCAACACCCTCACCTTTTTTCATTCGTTGATTCTGACCTTCAGCCACTTTGGTGTATAATGCTGGTTGTATAGCACTTAAATCACTATCTTGTGTAATGTTGCCAGCATAGTTGCCTCTACGACCACCAGCAAAATACTGAATATCTTTATCACTTCTACCTGTCAAACGACCAAGAACGGCTGCACCAAGATTACCTGTTAAAGCTTTGGCAATGTTTAACGGATCAAATTTCTCTTTGATACCGGTTACTCTGGCTCTAAGTGATTGTGATATAGAAGAACGAATAGCTTTACCAACACCTTGACCTGAAACGATGTTTTGTGTTATTAGTTCTTTAAGACCTGTATCTCTAATTCTACGGCCTTGTTGATATGACATTGCCATTTTTTATCCTTGTTGATGTGCTGGTAAATCTGGTGAACTACCTTGTGCGAGTGTTTTTTGTTTAGACGGTGTAGATTGTGATATGTTTGTTTGTGTATTATCCATAATAATTGTGGTACCTGATGCACCTTCTTTCTTAAGGTTTTGGTTTTGTATTGAACCCAATGCTAATTGTGTACCTAAATCTTTTTGTTGTAATGCCTGAGCGTATTTTTCTTGATATTGGCCAACTTTTTCAAATAAAACATTTATAACTTGCTTTACAGTTCTAGGTTTATTTTTATCTACTTTTTTATCAGTTTTTTCATAAAATATAAAATCATTTGCCGCTGCAGCAGCAGGCATTATATCAGCAGCTTTTTTATTTGGATCAGCAGTAAATAATGTTTTTGCACCACCAGCACCTAAAAAATGAGCTGCATAGACTGAAGTTGCATCTACTGGTATTTTCGCTTTAGATAATATTGCAGAATTTTCTTTAATGAATAAAGCGCCAGCTATTGCACTAGCATTTGCATCTTCAGGTCCCTTTTCTTTCAGAATAGGGTAATCTTTACCATATTTTTTTACCATGTCATTCCAAGTACCGGAAATAAATTGATATAAACCTTTTGCTGAACTTGTACCAGCTTTTGCTTCTGGGTTAAAATTACTTTCTTGTTTAGCAATTGCATACATCAAAGCACGGTCTACACCAACTGTTTTGGAAGCTTCATCAATAGCATTAGCATATGTTATTGCGGGCATTAATAATCCACCAACTATTGTTGCTCCTGTAACCTTGGCAGCTGTTGATACACCTGATGGTATAGAAGGTTTAGGTACTGTAACAGTAGGCGTTGGCGCTTGTGGTGCCGCCGGAGCAGGTTCAACAGGCTTTGCTGTTACTGGTGGTTTTGCTTCAGGTGCAGGCTTAGCTGTTGGTGGTTCTGCAGGCTTAACTTTTGGTTCTGGTGGCTTAGCTTGAGGTTCTGCTGGTTTAGCTTTAGGTTCTGGAGGTTTAGCTTGCGGTTCTGGTGCCTTTTCAGTAGTCTTTTTAACTTCTTCTTTGGCCTTAGTTTCTGCTTTCTCAGGTGCTTTCTTTTCAGGTTCTTTTTTTTCTTCTTTTTTCTCAGGCTCTTTTTTCGTTTCTTTAACTTCTTTTCGTTTTTTTAATGCTTCAACCAATTCTTTGTGGCGTCTGGTATCTTCATCTATATGTTCTCTTTCAAAATCACGATTCAACTCAAAATGAATTTTTCTTTCTCTTTCGGTTGATTTGATAAGACTGAATAATTTACCGGCAACATCAGCCACCGAATCATTTTTTTCTAATTTTGGATTTTTCTTTTCAGCAGCTTTAGTAAAGAATGCTGTATCAACAGAACCAACTTTGCCGACAGTTGGTTTCTTAACACCCATTGCCTTAATAGGTGAAGGTTTTCTTTGAGCCATTTGCCTAGTGGCATTACGAGGATTGCCTACAGTAGCAGCTACGGTTTCACGGCTGAATTTCTTTTTAAACCCTTCTGCTATATTTTGTAGGCCTTCTGTAATCATCTGCTAGCTTGTCTTTGCTTGATTTTTTCGTTTTCTTGTTCAATATATTGTATAAGCATAGACACATAGATGTCTCTCTCCCAAGGAATCATATTGTCAAGTTCTGTCAAACTGTATTTGTGGTGTTGCATCAATGCAAAATTAGTTTGATAGTGATTCCTCAAATTATCATGACGAAATGTTAACCGAAAAAACTTTCAAGACCCTCCACTTCTATTGTATGATGGAAACCACACTTTTTACAATCCATTTGAATGGTCTTGTTTAGTGTGGGTAGATTACTAAAGAAATCTTCTATCTTGGAGAATTGTTGTTGATTCAAAGACTCAACAAATTCAGTCAATTCTTCAGGACTAGATTCTTTGGCATAATAATATTGTTCACCATCAAAAATATATTCAATAGAGTTGACAATCATAGAGAAAGCCAAATCAGTAGCTGATGAAATATCGGCCGATAATATAGAAAATTCAGGATACTTTAGTTTGATACTCAATCTATCATTCAACTGAATCACATCAGATTGTTTTTCTGGCATATTAACTTTAATGTCCAACAGGTTCAAGTTGGATTCCATTAAATTGCCGCAAGGTTTATTGTCTACCAAGTTTTCACATTTGTATTTGTTCTCAACAACTTCACCAACAGAACGAGCTCTTAGTTGTAGAAAATAAAACTCTACATCTAAAATAGGTAACCCATCAATGTCAATTCCGTCAGTCAAAGTACAATTATGTAAGACTTGACGAATATTCTTTTCAATATTATTCTTATCGTCAGACTCCATAGCCATCATCAGATTACGCTGTTCTTTGACCAAGAACGGTCTGAACCTTATATGTTTCTTAGATAATGGTAAATCCAGTTCATAGACTGGTGCATCAATTTTAGGCAAAGCCATAATATTTTCCTTTCAAATCAATTGATAAATTATGATAGTTGATATCCATCTTCAGCAGATGTTGGATTAGGTATTTGATATCCATCTTCAGCAGATGTTGGATTAAAAGTTGGATTTTGTGTCACCATAGAAGATGGAATATCTGGTGTTGGATTTGCTTGGCCAAGACCACCAAATCCAGTAGTAATTTGTGATATAGCAGTCTGTAACAAACTTGTACCAAGAGCCTGCACCGAATTGTTCTGCCAGTATGTATAAGCAAACACCACAACCAATTTATGGTAATCGGTATTAGACCACTCTAAATCTAATTGGTTGACTGATATTGGGTAAGCATCAATTAGATTAATAGAATATGTTTTGTTAGATGCAACATCATACTGATTGATGGTGATGGTCGTTGCATAGTCAGTCTTATATTTAAAGTTAAAGGTGTAAGATGGATTGATATACTCCAACCATGAATCAAAGAATATCTTCTCAGACATATCATCAGACACAATAAAAGTCAACTCAACATCATTGTATTGTGGTTGATACGGGTACTTTTCAATAGGATTGGAACCAAACTTTTGTTCGGCTGTGGCCAATGTTCTACTAGGCAGTTGAGCAGCCTCACACCTAAAATTTAAATTTCTAGATGTGTTCAAGAAAGGATACAAGGTCAAAGGAACAGGAATAGAAACGTCAAAACGACTCGGACGAGCCAAGTCGGTTACAAAACTGGATTTAAAATCGTTGATTGAACCTGCCATTTTTATGAATTCCTAATCTCTTGCATGGATTCTTTCCATATCTGCTGTGGTTTTTCGCCTTTAAACTGGTGAACCGGTAAATACATGGAGGTTTCCCATTCGTTTGGTTGAACCGCCAGAATCCTTGACCTAATATGAGGAAACAAGTATCGTTTTATACATGGCTTGAACTCTCGGAATCTCTTGGATGCGTTTAGGATATCATAAGTGACTCTCATTCTCTTGATATCGTCTTCGTTATCCAGGAGAGCAAACTGCATCAATTTCCTAAGAAAAATAATCCTGTACTTAACTGGTAAGTAATGTAGGTTTAATCCAAGGAATCCATCCTCGTATTTGTCCAACACCAGAACCAAAGGGAATTTATCATAATATGGCAACTCATGTTTCAACTTTGGATCATACAAAAAGTAATATAACTTACCTTTGACAAATGTTCTAACGAATCTACTTTTCTCTTGACTAATGCCTTTAGCCAATTTGATTGGATTTCTAAGGTCGGCTACTTTTTTGGTGTACCATGACATCGACTCACGAGACAATTTTTGTAAATTGGCCGCTGAGTGTTCTTCAGTAAGTGTAGTAAGTATTGATTCCATTAGAGTATTTAGTTAGAGACCAAGATGGTCTTCTGTAATGACTCTGAATTCCCAGCCACGATCCATACAGTATTCGTTGGCTGCTTTCCATTTAGCCTCATTAACTCCCCAGGTGGCTACTTCGTTAATGAATTTCTTTGTTACTCTTTTCTGTGGTTTAGGTGGTTGAGTTTGGTACTTTGGTTTGACCTCAAGCATCAAAGTTCTCTGTTTACCATCTTTGCCTTTGATTTTCACTATAAAATCAGGAAAGTATCGGTGCCAACGATTATCTACAGGTGACACATAAGGCACGATTAATTCTTCAGAAGCCCAAGATATTACTGAGTCATTACGGTCGAGCCAATCCATGACACGGCACTCCCACGATGAGCGGTAAGTGATGTTTCGATAGTCCCCAATATACTTTTGAGGATTGGTAGGTGTGAATCGTCCTGAATATGCCATAAATAGTATGTATATCAATTTTTATAGAAGAAATTAATGGCCATTATTTCAATTCCAACATCAGTTGCAGGTGTAGCGTTACCCGGATCATTAGGTGGTCTGGCTAAAGGACCTTTGAGTGCTTTGTTTGCGGGTAATGGCGTTCAAACACTTCAATATCCATCCGATTTAGCAACTGATCCGTCCAGAGCACATTACATACAATTTTCCATTAAAGAAATTGTACCGGCAGGTTGGACTTCTACTAATGGAGTCGTTTCTGGTGCTAAAATTGGTGCAGGAGGTGCTAATGCTGTTAAAGCTGCAGCATCATGGGCCGCATCCACAGTTTCTGGTGCTGCAACATCGGTTAATCAATCCATAGTTAATAATGTTCCTGGCGCTGCAATAGTTGAAAATGCTTTGTCTGAAGCTTCTACAATAACTTCATCATCTGTGGTAGGACAAACTTTAGCTCAAGGCATAAATTCGGTAGAAAATTCAGTTTCTAGTGCATTTTCTTCATTTATCAATACGCTATCATCAACTACTATAGGTCAAAGCATCAAAGAAGGATTGTCAATTACTCCACAAACCACAAATCCTCGTGCAGTAATATCGTTATATATGCCAGATACACTCAACGCTGGTTACCAATCATCATATGATACACCATCATTACAAGATGCTTTTGGGTCAACAATACAAGGTATTAGGTCTTTAGTTAAAACTGCTGGACAATTTGCTGAAGGTGCTGATTTAAAAAGTGTAATTTCTAGTGATCCAGGTGTCATAAACCTTCAAGCAAAAGCCATTGGTGTTGGAGCAGGCCTTGCTGGTGGAAATGTAGAACTCACACAATCTCTTGTATTGCAGGCACAAGGTTATGCAATTAATCCACAAGTTCAGATGTTATATAAAGGTATTGACTTGAGGAGTTTTCAACTCTCATTTACCTTTACTCCAAAATCTGCTGATGAGACAGAACAGGTTGATAAAATCATATCCACATTCAAGTATTATTTCTCTCCAGCATTACAAGCAGGTGCTCAGACTCAAACGGATGCCATGTTTCTTATTCCACCAGCATTATTTAATGTAAATTTTATGATTAATAGCGTTGAAAATAGATATTTGCCAAAATATGGTGATTGTGTATTAGAGAATATGGAAGTAAACTATGCACCAAATGGTTGGTCTTCTTTTGAGAGTGGTGCACCAGTTCAAACAACTTTATCTTTGAGTTTTAGAGAAACACAAATTATCGATAAGGCTAAGTTACAAAACGGAGATTTGAGATAATGTTTTACTTTAATTCGTTTCCAAAAGTAATCACAACCGATTACAATGGTAATGGTATCTTGCTTACCAATATCATTAA